TCTGCCATATTGATGAGCGGTCGCTACTGTGCCGGGAAAGAGGTGATTGAACTTGGGATACAGGTCGCGCGACTTGGCCGCGTGGTGGAGTCAATAGCCTCGGTGGTAGTCACTGTCCATTGAACGATTATTCTACGACTTCAAAGGCGTGTATTTCATTACAAGGATCGACCGTGAATCAAACTCAACCAAAACTGAAAGACAGGCTTCACGCAAAATGCAAGGCGATGGGCCGCTCGCCAAACACAGCGACGGCTTACTGGAATTGGTTTGAAAAGTACCTTCGCTTCCATCGTCGCCCGAATGGCGAATGGATCAATCCGACAGAGATGGGACGCGAGGAGATTGAAGAGTTTCTGACTCACTTGGCATCGAAGTTGAACGTCTCGCCAAGCACTCAGAATCAGGCATTCAACGGCATCTTGTTCGTTTACAAAAACGTACTTGGAATCGAAGTCAAGGATGTCAACGCATTGCGAGCGTATCAACCGAAATACCTTCCTGCCGTTCTCAGCGTCAACGAAGTTGCTCGGCTCTTGAGCAAACTGGAAGGTCGCAACAAGCTCATTGCCTACTTGTGCTACGGAGCCGGAATGCAAATCGGAGAAGTATTCGAGCTGCGAATCAAGGACATCGATTTCGAGAATTCCCACATTCATATCAGGCAGGCGAAGGGTCACAAGGACAGAATCGTCCCGCTGCCGGAAGCTGCCGTTCCGCTCCTGCGTTCGCAAATCGAACATACGGCCAAGCTGCACGCGATGGACGTTCGGGACAGGAAAGCTCGTGTTCCACTGCCGTATGGACTGGAGCGGAAATATCCCGGCGAGGCGTCGAAGCTTTATTGGTACTTCCTGTTTAGCAGCGATCAGCGGAGCGAGGAGCCAGGTACGGGGCGAGTCGGCCGATACCATCTCCAGTCAACGACGTTCACTCGATATGCCGGACAGGCCGCTCAAGAAGCTGAGATTCTGAAGCACGTCAAATCACACACTCTGCGACACTCGTTCGCAACCCACCTGATGAACAACAGGACTCCTCTCAAGTCGATCATGGAATTGATGGGACACAACTCGCTTGAGACAACTCAGATTTACATGCACGTCGAACAAGATTCACCGGCCGGAGCGAGAAGCCCGCTCGACTTGCTTCCGAGAGTTGCGACAAATGGGAGGCCAGCATGACTCAACACGGAGACTCCCATCGCATCCGCCTCACTCGTGAAGTGCCAGTATTTCGCGGCAAGATGCCAATCGGAACAGAGATGGCCATCACCACCGTCAACGCATTTTGCATCAGCAGTCCCTGCAAGACGTGGGAGGTTCACGGGCTGAGTTCTGATGCGTTCGAGTTCATTCACGATGGGAATGTAAACGAGGTCACTCCCGCCACGCTTCCCGCCGTTGCGGAGCCTGATGAAATCGAGCTTCCGAGTTTTGTTTGAATCGCTCCTTTGAAAGACCTTTGAAAGATGGCTACAACACTCGCGGATCGACATTCAAATCATCGGGCGGCATCTGGCCCGCCAATGCAGTGGCCACGCGGAAGATCGCCAATCAAGTTTGACGATTGCCGGGGTGAGCTTGGCAAGACTGCGAAGTTCACGAACTCCGAGGCCGTGCTGATCGTGCAAGCTCACGACGGCGGAAGAGGGGTTTCAATCAAGTCTCTCGCGAAAATCTGGAGTTCAAACGCTGTGACGATCAGGTCGATCACCGTTGGCCGAACGTATGGAGACGCAACGCTGGCGGCGAGGCTGGCGATCGCACCGCTGCCGACAAGGGCCGTGATGCTCTGTCCGTGGTGCAATCGCAAGGTGTACTCAGGGAGATCGTATCGCCTGTTGCTTCCCATCGCTGGTAAGTGCGGGAATCCGCTGTGTCGAAGGAAAATCAGACTCGTCGGCGAGGCTTACGTGAAGGATCAATCGCGATGAGTAACGCCTGTGCGACATGCGATTCCACGAACCAACACGAACCAACCGTCTTCGTCCCCATCCTTGGAATGGTGTGCCGGGAGTGCTTCGAGATTCTCGCCAAGCCGATGACTCTTGAGGGTGCGATCGAATGCCCGTCGATGCTCACGCTCTGCCGACAGACGATTCGCGAGTTTGAGGGACGGCGAGAGAGTCTCAGGGCAAAAGCCAAGATCGTTTGTGAAAGGAAACCAAGTGCCAGCGTCAACTGATTACCGAGAATTCCTCGCGTCGAAGCGAACCTATAAGCCCGATGCCGGAATCACCGTCGATCCGTCGGCGATCAACCCTTCACTGTTCCCGTGGCAGGCGGATTGCGTTCGCTACCTGCTGCGACGCGGCAGCGGGGCCGCGTTCGAGGAATGCGGACTCGGCAAGACGCTCCAGCAGCTTGAATGGGCTTATCAAGTCGCGTCGAACACGGGCGGGCTGGTTCTCATTCTTTGCCCGCTGGCCGTGGCTCAACAGACGCTGCGGGAGGCCGCAACCTTCAACGTGGGACGCGATGGCCGGATTCCGATTGTCGTCGCAAAGGCTCACGATGAGATTCCATTTACGAACGGCATCGTCATCTCGAATTACGAGAAGCTCTCGAAGTTCAAGACGGAGCGATTCGCGGGAGTCGTCCTTGATGAATCGTCGATTCTGAAGTCGTTCAACGGCAAAACGAAACAGGCTCTTTGTAAGGCCTTTGAAAGCACTCCCTACCGCATCGCCTGCACGGCAACGCCTGCCCCGAACGATCAACTTGAGCTTGGGAATCATTCGGAGTTTCTTGGCGTACTGCGATCGTGCGAGATGATTTCACGCTGGTTCATCAATGACTCGATGAACGCCGGGAAGTACCGGCTGAAGGGTCACGCTGCCGCCGACTATTGGGACTGGGTTAGCTCGTGGGCAGTGTCGCTCGAAACTCCCGCCGATCTTGGCTACCCAGCGGACGGATACATCCTCCCCGAGCTGTTCATCCACGATCACGAAGTTGATGTTGACGACGGAGAGCCATCTCCCGGCCTGCTGTTCAACAACGACACAGTGAACGCCACGTCGATCCATCGCGAGAAGCGACGGTCGAACATCGCTCGGGCCGAAGTCGTCGCGGGACTCGTGAACGACTCAACCGAACCGTGGATTGTGTGGTGTGATACCGACTACGAATCGGACGAGCTGCACAAACGAATCCCCGATGCGGTTGAGGTCAAGGGGAGCTTGGTTGAATCAAGCAAGGTTCGACGCATCGAGCAATTCTCGACCGGCGAGGCCCGCGTGATTATCACCAAGCCGAGCGTCTGCGGGTTCGGGCTGAACTGGCAACACTGCTCCAAGATCGCATTCGTCGGGCTGAGCTACTCGTTCGAGTCGTTCTACCAAGCGACCCGCCGCTCGTACCGATTCGGCCAGAAGAAACCAGTTCACTGCCATGTCGTCAATGCTCCCGCCGAGCAAGTCGTCTGGCGAACTGTGAAGCGTAAGGAAGAGGAACACAGGCTCATGAAGCGCTCCATGAGCGGTGCGATGCTCGAGAGTCAGATGGAGCGTGTGCGAGGAAAAACCCGAGTCGTGAATTACGAGCCGGGACAGTCAATTCAATTACCAGAATGGATGAAAGCGAGAGCCTAATTGACATCAGTAATCAACCAAGAATCCGGCAACAACTGGACGCTCCTCAACGGTGACTCCTGCGAAGTCATCAAGGGCATCCCCGACAACTCAATCGACTTTTGCATCCACTCCCCACCGTTTTCTACGTTGTACATCTACAGCGATTCAGATGCGGACATGGGGAACTGCCAGTCGAATGAAGAGTTCCTTCGCCACTATGAGTACCTCATCGGCGAACTCTATCGCGTCACAGTGCCAGGCCGACTCTGTGCGATCCACGTCAAGGACTTGCCGCTCTACAAGAACCGCGACGGAGCGGCCGGGCTGATCGACTTCCCTGGCATGTGTATCCAATCGTTTGAGGCTCACGGCTGGACGTTCCATTCGCGAGTCACAATCTGGAAGTGCCCGGTGACGGAACGCGAGCGAACCAACAATCACGGACTGCTTCACAAGACGATCAAGCGGGACTCGTCCGGCGTTCGGCAAGGCATGGCCGATTACCTGCTCGTCTTCCGAAAGAACGAAGGCGAAACGATGCTGAGTGACAAGCCAGTCGCTCACGCTGTCGGACTGACGCGGTACGTCGGCGATCCGAGATTCGACCCGCGAACGACGGACTATCACCCGTCTCCGTATGCGAGGACAGGAAAGCCGGATCGACGATTCGCGCCGAGCGAGAGCGATGGCGAGAGCGATGGCGAGAGCGATGGCGAGAGCGGAGAGTGGGTTGCTGACGAGACTCAATCGGCCATCGTCGTCTGGCGTCGATACGCCGAGCCGGTTTGGTGGGACATCGACCAAACGGACGTGCTGAACTTCAAGGCCGGGACTACCGACAAGGACGAGAAACACATCTGCCCGCTTCAGATGGGAGTCATCGAGCGAGCGATTCACCTCTGGACGAATCCCGGCGACGTGGTACTGACTCCTTTCGCAGGCATCGGCTCCGAAGTCGTCGGGGCAATCCGCCAAGGCCGCAAGGGGCTGGGGATCGAACTGAAGGAATCGTACTTCAAAACAGGTTGCCAGAACTGCCGGATTGAAGAGGCGGAGATTGACGCTCCGAGGTTCAGCTTTGAAGACGATCAGCCGGAAGTGATGAGCGAGATGCCGCTGCTCACCGATAACCGTGGGGAGCAGGAGCCGAGCAACATCGAGATTGAGTCGTGCGAACTGCCGAGCTTCTCATAGTGGCCGTTCGCGAATCGAGCCGCTAGAGATTG